GATGGATATGGTGATTACGAGGCGTCGTTTCCTGAGGTACTTTGGAAGATTACCAAAGTGCCAACGAAGTTCGCTTCAGTGTACAATGGGATGGGTTACCCTCTTAGGAAGAAACAATCCGAGGAGGGCAAGTCGTCGCCACCGAGCACACCACCCCCTGCTAAGGCTAAGGGTGGAAAGACAAAGGGGAGCCATGAAAGCTCCCTCGGTGGTTGCCATGTGGACACCAGCAAATGCGTCATTCTTAGGGTTCGCTCTAAGAAGGATGCTTCTGTGTGGATGAATGCGCCAGTGGTTGGCGGCAAGGTGATTTTGTATAATCACCTTGCTAGCAACAGGAAGCTCAAGCCTAGTGATTTTGAGTTTGTTGTTGGGGAGAAGACTATTTCGCTTGACGACAGGATGATTCAGTCAGGTGTTCATGATGATGTTGTTTATGTTCCTGCTCCTTCGGGGGTCAAGAGCACGAACTTGCCCATGAAGCCATGGACTGGAAATGCTGCCGTCAAGGGCGTTTTGGTCGGTCACCATTCAATCACAGACACACATGTGTCAGTGGCTGGTGGTGACATTTTCCGGAAGGCAACTGGTGATAAGGTTGGCAGACACACCTGCGCTTCTCGCGCAGGTTGGTGTGGTTCTTTGGTGGTTGATCAAGGAGGTAGTAATCCAATATTGATGGGCTTTCATGCTTTTGGGGATGATGGCTCTGAGACAAACGGTTACTACAAGATTTGTGAGACCATGCACAAGGAGCTCAAGGAGCTCACTTTTGCAAAAAACTGAGGCGCCCTGCAACTGGCTTGCTTCGTTTCTGGCTTGACCGCTTACCGGCCAAGTATCATGATATTGAGGTGAGTCAGGAGGTGGGGCGAAACACACCTGGTCTGTCTACTTTACGTCCACATATGGAGCATTTTTGTCGCATCGGATCCGTCAACAAGCACAGTTTGGTTAAACCCAAGAGACGCGTTGATGCGAATTTTCGTCGGTGGTTCTCTGCGACTGGTAGAGACATCGAGGACATTCCCGAGTTCAGGAACGCCAAGTTTTCGGGTGTTGAGAGCTACACGGCTTTTGCCAAGTACGCTCATCCCGAGCCTGAGCTGACTGATAAGCAGATGCAGGCTTTTAAGCTTGCTATTGCTTGGATGACCCATCAATTTGGTCCTTATATGGCAGCTAGTGTTATGCTGTCTAAAGAGGATGTCGTCTCTGGTACGGACGGGAGTGGTAGCCCTGGTTTTCCATGGAACACTAGCTCTCGAACGTGTGAAGAGTTCTACAATAGTGATGATGCTGATGAGCTGGACAAGTATTGGGATTTGGCCGATAGTTTGGAAGGTGCCACCTGTGTCTGGAATTCTTTTTTGAAGGAGGAACTCCGCAAGAAGGAAAAGATAGATGCTGGTGACATTAGGCAGATTAACGGTTGCCCAGTCGAGTTCAAGATTGCAATGAATAGGTTTTGCTTGAATCAGAACGAGTTATTTTACGATGCTCATCTGAAGACAGCAAGTGCTGT